ATTTTAATGAACGCAGACAAACTGATTAAATTGGGTATTGACCTCCGGGACAGATGGAGTGGTGAGGTCAAGACTACTTGTCCTAAATGTGCAAGCACCCGGAAGAAAAAGAACGATCCATCATTAGGGGTAAATATAGACAAGGGAGTTTGGAAGTGCCATCATTGTGGATGGTCAGGTTCAGTAAATGCTTATGTAAGACCTGAGCCTAAACAACAAATAACTCACGAGGGCATATACAAATACTTCCACGACAGAGGGATAAGCAAACAAACAGTAGATAAATTTGGTATCACTGAGTCAGTAGAGTGGATGCCACAAGATCAAAAAGAACACAAAGTAATTTGCTTTAACTACTTTCTTGAGGATGATTTAATTAATATAAAATTCAAGACCTCTGACAAAAAGTTTAAGATGGTTAAGGATGCCCAAAAGATTCCTTACAATCTGAATGCAACTAAAGATTCTGACTATATCATTATTTGCGAGGGTGAAGAAGAGTGTATGGTATGGCATCAGTCGGGTCTCAGAGCAGTATCAGTACCCAACGGAGCAAATAAAACCAATAACAATTTAGAATGGTTAGACTCTACCTACGAATACTTCGAGGGAAAGATTATCTACTTGGCTACAGACAATGATGAACCAGGGCGTGCATTATCTCAAGACTTGATACGTAGGTTTTCCTCTCAAGATATACGTATAGTAAAGTTTCCTCCTAATCAAAAGGATGCTAATGATTGTCTTAAGGCATATGGTCAAGACTTTGTTACAAGATTATATTCTGATGCCCAACCCCTACCGATTGCAGAAATATCTCAAGCTAATGATTACTTATCAACTATTGAGTCTTATCGTACCGATGGTTATCCGGTAGGTGCTTATGTTAATATGCCTGAGACCGATTCATATGTATCATGGAGCAGAGGGGAACTTGTAGTAGTCACTGGTATTCCAGGATCAGGGAAGAGTACGTGGTTAGACTATATGTTCGTGAGGCTTGCTCACCTAAAGGGATGGAAGTTTGGAATGTTCTCTCCTGAGAATATAGCACCGCTAAAAATTACACGTATGTCGGAGCAAATATTTTCTAAGGCATTAGATAATATGAATGAGAAAGAGGTAGATACTGCTGTGGGTATAATCAACAAACACTTTTGGTTTTATAACGTAGAGGTGTTGGAAGACTATACGCTTACCAATCTACTGAAGATAGCAGAGATGCTAATCAAACGACATGGTATAGATTGTTTGTGTTTAGATCCATTTAATTATATTGAGCAGGAGGCATCTGATGATAGTAGCAACGAGCGTATTGGTAATCTGCTTAGAAGATTAAAGCAGTTTGCCGTTAAGATGAATATCAATGTAACTTTAGTGGCACACCCACGTAAGATGGATAAAGGTGCTAACGGCTACAACGTACCACGCTTGTATGATATCAGTGGTTCACATCACTTCTTTAATGTTCCTGATGTTGGTATTGCTGTTCATAGACAATTCCAAAACGGAACAGACGATCCGGTAGAGGTACATATTCAAAAAATTAAATGGCACTTCAGAGGTAAGTTAGGTCGTGTTGAATACATATTTGACAGAGACTCAGGCCAATACAGCGAGGATGGTAAATTTAAATCAATATTAACTGAAAGAAATGACATTGAAAACTCTGATTCTGATTTGTTCCAATCATCACAAGCATGGGGAAGTGGTGACGGAATTCAACCTCAGTCCACCCTTATTTAAGAAGTTCACAATTGGTGGGTTTTTCTTTAAGGATAACGAAGTACTTATAGTTAGCGAGAGATGGCAAAGAAGAGGAGACCACTACTTCCAAGAGTTGGAGGGAGGGTCTCAGATAGTAAGCACATATACATATAAATTAAAATGACCGTAGTATACGATATAGAAACATTTTCAAACTTCTTCTCCTATTGTGATTACAATGTAACTACAAAGGAGACTAAGATATTTATTATTTCAAGTTGGAAGAACCAACATCAAGAGCTAAAGGAGCATTTGAGATCGATCAAGAAATCTAAGGGAGGAATGATTGGCTTCAATAACCTTTACTTTGACTGGCCCATAACCTATTGGATATGGAATCAAGAAACTATTACTGCCGAAAAGATATACGCATACACTCAGAAGTTAGTCTCTGAAGATAAGAGAACCTATGCCAAAGAGGAAATCAAACAATTAGATTTGTATCTATTGAACCATTACGATAACAAGGCAAGGAGTACCTCGCTGAAAGCATTAGAAGTGTCTCTCGGCTGGGATAACGTAATGGATATACCTTACCATCACTCACGCAAAGTTAATCGCTCAGAAGAGGATTATATCATCGAGTACAACTTAAACGATGTTTTATTTACTGCCAAGTTCTATGAGGTATGTAAAAATAAAATTGATATCCGTAAAAAGATTAAGTCTAAGTACAATCTGAACGTAATCAATAAGAGTGATGTAGTCATTGGAGAGTCTATATTTATTAAGTACCTATCTGAGGCAATGGATGTATCTCCTAAAGACCTGAGAGAAGTCAGAGGTCAGAAGAGGAATGTACCCCTAAAGGATATCATATTTGATTATGTCAAGTTCCGAGACCCAAAGTTAATCAAATTATTGGGCTTGATGCGTCAGACCGTATCCTCTCCTCAGTACCTCAAGGAGTTTGTGCAAAATGTTAACATGAACAAAAGTACAAACGAGTTGCTAGATATGTTTAACGATAACAATATTGTTCTACGTAAGTTAGCCCAACAAAAGAAATCATTCTCATTTAAAATAAATTATGCTGGTATTCCTATCGATTATGGTGTGGGAGGTGTACATGGATGTATCTCTCCGGGAGTCTATAAGTCAAGTAAAACGTACAAAATACTTGACATTGATGTAAAGTCATACTATCCTAACTTATTCATTCAGAATAGGTTACATCCTCGTCAGATGGATCAAGATACTTTTGTCAGGGTATACCATGACATTTTCCAACAAAGAGTCAGGGCACAGCTTGACGGAGACAAGTTAACAAGTGATGCACTCAAGTTAGCACTGAATGGTTTATTCGGTAAAACAGGTTCTGATGTAAGTTGTTTTTACGATCCATATGTATTCTATGCAGTAACGGTCAACGGACAATTACTCATTACAATGCTGATGGAGAGTGTAGTTGGAGCAGGTGCAGAGATACTCCAAGTTAACACAGATGGATTAACAGTGAGCGCACCGCAAGAAAAATGGGAGCAAATCATTGAAGTCTGTGAAAAATGGGAGCAAAAGACAAAGTTGACCTTGGAGTACAATGAGTATTCTCAGATGATTATCCGTGATGTAAATAACTATATTGCTGTGGGTGTGGATGCTAAGGTCAAGGAAAAGGGTGCGTTTGAAACTTCTAAAGACTGGCATAAGGATAACTCTTATATGATTGTACCAATGGCAGTGAAAGAATACTTTGTGAATGGGACTCCGATAGAACAAACCATAGACAACCATAAAAATATATTGGATTTTTGTGGACGATACAAGGCATCTCCCGGATGGTCAGTAGAATATGTATATCTAGAAAAGGATAAGGAAAGGAGAGATAACTACGGAAAGATATACCGATTTATACCTGTAGTCAAAGGAGGTAGAAGTATGAAAGTAAATAAGGATGGTAGAGAGCATCACCTATGCGAATCCTCTATGACTTATCCATTTAATGTTATAGAAGATTTTGATTTTAAAAATATTAACTACGAATTTTTTTACAAAGAATGTCAGAAATTAATACAAACGATACAGCCCTTACAGATGAGTCTGCTGTAAGTTTACCTTTCAGAACTTATGGTATTGACTTGAGAGTCATTTTGTTAGCGTTACGTTATGAGATGCTACACCAAAGAGTAATATTTTCTCCTAACCATACCCATATCTCAGATGTAATTATACCTACCCTCAGATATAAATTTTCGACTTATATAAAAGATGGTAATTTAATATTAACAGCCAGAAGAAAAGTAAAGTTACCCATAGAAATTGAAGATGGGATGCTGTCGGTACGCACAATCGATATACTAGTGGCGTATCTAGAAAAAATAAAAATCAATAAGGCTAAACTCGCACTTTTTTCCAAACCCTCACGTATCGACCGTTCCGATATTCCAACATTGGAATTTCTTTAACCTCTACGGTCTCAGGTTTCTTTCTCTCAAACTTCTTAACAATATTCTTGTGTAGAATCTCACAAGCTACCATAGCATCGGCAATGTCCGTGTTCTCAATCAAATAGTTTTTGAGATCTTGAATCATTTCCAAAAACCATATATCATCGGTATTGGCGTTTAGGTAATCAATAATATATGAATTACCCCTCTCTGCTGTTACATCATTCTTATAGTAACCTATTGAGTCATCATCCTTCCAGAAGCCCTTACCCAAAAACACAGGCTTCTTAGCAAGTAAATGAATCTTACCGGAGTCTTTGTACTTCTGCTTAACTACTCCCCCTCTGTTTATCTCAATCATTGCTGTAGCATTATTGTAGTACTCTTGTAATAACATCATGTTGTTTACAATAACATCGGGATCTGAGTCCCTTTCTGAATAAAATGCTACGTATCTATTGGTGTCTATATCTTTAATCACTAAGGCTTGGTTAGAACCGTCCCCCATGTTTTTAGAATTGAATGGGATAGGGTCAATGCCACCAATATAAGTGTGGTCAGGATTAGGATTCTCCAAAAAATACATAGGGCTACTGACATCAGCCTTTTTAATAATCGTTCCATCATAATTTCTTCTTAGTATTGATCGATCAATCGGTGGTCTTTCAGTTAAAATAATTCTCTCTTGAGTATCCAACTTATCCATAATGTGTTTGGGGAATGCCCCTGCACCTGCCACAGAAAATACCTCTTGTATATCTAGTGGATATTGTTTTATAAATGAGTTAAGATAACTCTTATCTTCTAGTTTATCTAAGGTCTCTCTACTTTTTAAAATCCATTCTTCAGCACCTTTTTCATCGCTGTAACCATTGGGGCAGAAATTCAATATCTTACCTGTTTCCCTACCATTTTCATCCAACTCTGGGGCTTCCATAATACCCTTATTACCAGGCAAAAATATTGTCAGAATCTTTAGGGCCTCAGCATTATCCCACAATGTCTTTGCTAACTTCTGTCCTGTGGATGTAGCCTCACCGGCACTTCCTCCAATGACAATAGGAGCAACCTTTACAAAACCAGACTTAGTACTTGCCTGAGCAGACTTGTAAACCTTATCAGCCTTGGGGTGTAGCATACACTCGTCAATGAAGATATGCATAGCACGATAGGCCTCAAAAGCAGTAGGAGTATCAACTGTTTCCTTAGTAATAATCTGAGAGTCCAATCCACTAATAGATCCGGTCTTAGCCTCCCTACGACCCAAGTGCAAATACCCTTCCTGCCGTGTGGATACAATTCCAGGTTTTGCATAGTTGTCGAACTCATCGTACACAACCCTCGTCTTATCTTTAAATAGTGCCTCAAGTCTTTTCTTATCTGCTGATGTAATCAAGGATGTAGAGCCAGGGTTAGTCATGGCTATCCACATTGGAATAATACCTCCAAAGATAAAGGATAATCCTACCTCACGCCTCTTAGTAACAAATAAATCATGATTTGTTCTTCGAGCCTCCATATAGCCCTCATAGATTAATTCATCTATATCTCTCCAAACAGGTCTCTTTTTAAAACCTCTAGCGTCTTTTACAAAACCCTGTGTCAAGGCAAAAAAGTGTGGACCAGTCAGTCCACCGAATCCCTCAATCCAATACTCTTTTTGTTTAGCCCACCAATAATCTTTTTCGGATTTGGTTGCATTATCACTCAGACCATGCTTGGCATACCAAGTATCGTAATCAAATTTAGGTTTCTTCATTTCCTTGTGGATACTCTATCCAAGAAAGATGCCTCATCTTCTGTTTGGTCATCCTCTGGATACGCTTCTAACTTAGCCAACTTTAAACTTTTATTAATCTTATCACCTGCTTGTAATAATTGAAATAGTCCTTTTTGATATGGATCGTCTAAGTCCAACATCTCCTCCCGGACCTTACTCATTAATTGTTTGGAGGCTGAGACCAAAGTTGCATAAAAGTCTTTTGCAGGATCAAATGATTGAACCTGTAATCTTTCTATTGCATCTTGCTCAGATAACTTATTTTCTCTCAGGTATGTTGAGAGTTTCTCTAAGTTGTTTAATTTTTCGTTTTTGGTCCTCAATTTCTTTTTGTGCTTTGTTTGCTTCAAATGGGTTGTTGATTGCTGTGTAGTAATCACACCAAGAGATTAACTTCTGAAGTTCTTTAATCTCGTCTTCTATTATTTGTTTATTGCTTTTAGCCATGTCTTTAAATCAAAATTAGAAAAATCTCCTTCTTGTATTGGTTCTCCCAAAGATAAATAAAATCTTACTATATTACTTAGTGTTAACAACTGCTCTTTAGTTGCAGTATTTTGATAACAATTATCCAAACTCAATCCCCCTATTAATGCTAAATGTATTTCTGTTCCCGGACAATAGTCTAAAACAAATAACATCCCATCTTTGTTTATACAATGAGTTATTATCGGAGACCGTCCTAGACCACCGATATGTGACTTCTCGTCTGAGAATTTAACCTTAGCCTTCTCGTGTTCTCTTACTTCTGATGCCTTAAGGTTTAGCTTGCTGTATGTCCAATATATCTTCATTAGTGTGTATCAATTCATTTAAATACCACTGTGCTTTCTTCAAATCCTCAACTCCGTTTTTACGGTCATATCGCCATAGATACTTCATTATGTTTCCCTTTAAGTATCCGGAGTATTGCTGTTTGCTCATAGAAGCTCTAATAGCCTGAATACATTCTATGTCTCCTGACTTGTAGTGTTGTGGGTTAATGTTGTCGTTCATACTTTAAATTCTTTAGGTGGGACAAATATACAATATTCTTTAGGAACTCGATAAAAAATATCTTTTCCTTTTCTGTCGGCAGTGTTGATATATATTTTTTCTTGATACTCAGGTTTAAATATGGTATCAGATCTACATATCAACGCAGCGTGTGTCTCATCACAGATAATAACGTACCAAAATAATTGATCTGCCCACTTCTTTTTTCTCCCCAAGAAAGAAACACTATCGAATGGAAAGTCTTCACGACAAGTCCAAGGTCTTCTGGTCTTCATCTCTACCTCCCACCAAAATTTCTTGTCGGGGATGGTGCTGTACAAATCTATTCCATACTTATCCTCATTATCAAATACTTCGTGTCCACGAAATCTAAGAAAACTTGTTAATAAGTCTTTTGCTTTTTGGTCGTTTTTATTGTAGGATTCTTCTACAAACTTCATCTTTTCATTACAAATGCTAAGGTTAGAATTCCTAAGATAAATGCAACCACAACATACATCCAATTGATTTCTGTGACTGTCACAATTTTTCCTGGAACTGTGACTGTGTGTGTGATTGTATCGGTTAGGGTTAATGTGTCGGGCTTGACTATAATACCAAAAGAATTACCTCTCTTTTCAATGATTACTTTTTTAGTTTCGATAATCGTATCGTATTGAATAACAAACGAATCCCTATACTCTGGCACTATTACTTCCTTCTCCGTAACGATAGTATCAGTAATAGTTACTGTATCTCTTTCAATCAATTCGGGGTAA